GACAGAAGCTCATCGAAAGCTTTCTTTCCAACACTCCCGCACTCAAGACTCTACGGAATAATGTATCCAAGTATGCAAGCAAGGGCTTTGTACCCGGGCTTGATGGTCGTAAAATATGGGTGCGTTCTAAACATGCGGCGCTCAATAGCTTACTACAGGGCGCTGGCGCGGCTGTCATGAAGAAAGCTTTAGTACTCTTCAATGATAAGATTAAGGTTTATAATTGGAATGTGCAGCTAGTAGCAAATGTGCACGATGAGATTCAGTTTGAGTGTTCACCGGATATTGCTGAGGAAGCTGGTAAGGCGTGTGTGGAGTCAATCAGAGAAGCTGGTGTAGCTTTTAAGCTACGATGCCCTCTCGATGGGGAATACAAGATTGGTCGTAATTGGCGTGAAACCCACTAACGGCAGATGACAGCTGGAAAGACAGCATTGTAAGTAATCGGCTACGGCCTAACCAAGTAAGAAGGAAACGAGATATGTCAGATTTGAAACCAGTGAAGATTAGCGGTGAGTTGTTCTGGACTAAGTGGATGGCTGAGTTCAACACAGCGTTCAACACAGACAACGACAAGTACGAATGCACTATCGGTAACATCAGCGATGACGACTCAGCTAAGCTCACAAGCTTGGGCATCAAAGTCAAGCACAAGGATGCTATGGGTAACTTTATCGTAGCTAAGAGCAAGTACTTGTTCAAGCCAACAGATGACAACCTCAAGGAAGTCCCTGTAGAGGCTTTGGGTAACGGCTCTAAGTGCGTAGCTATCGTGGGTTCTTACACACACCGTATGTCAGCTAAACACGGTAATGCACCATCGTTGAAGACAGTCATGGTCACTGAAGTAAAGACTTACGTGCCTGAGGCTGTTACAGCGGATGATGACGCCCTCTAAGCGTCCTACGTTAGCCATCATCGATGCCGACATTATCTGCTACCGAGTAGGTTTCGCTAGTGAAGACTCCGATGAGGCTATCTGTTTGGCTCGTGTGACTACCTTAGTCAATGAGATTGTTTACCGAGACTTGAAGTGCGATGACTACAAAGCGTACATCACTGGCAAAGGTAACTATCGCAATGACATAGCAGTCACCGAGCCTTACAAAGGGAACAGGAAGGATGCCAAGAGACCAAAGCATTACGATGCTATCCGTACCCATCTCCAGCGCCTTGGTGCAGAACTGGTAGAAGGACAGGAAGCAGATGATGCAGTTGCTATCGAGGCTACTTCAACGGGTGGTTGGATTGTCTCCATTGACAAAGACCTAGATCAAGTTGCAGGTTGGCATTACAACTTCGTAAAGCATGAAGAGTACTACGTTACTGAGGAGCAAGGTCTTCGTAACTTCTACACACAAATGCTCACAGGGGATCGTACTGACAACATCATAGGCTTGAAGGGCATAGGGCCTAAGAAGGCAGAGAAGATTCTAGTTGATTGTAAAACTGAAGAGGAAATGTATGCAGCAGTTGTTAAATCATATCTTGAAGCTGGTCTTACCGAAGAGCGTGTTACAGAAAACGGACACTTGTTGTGGCTAAGGCGAGTACCAAACCAAACATTCCAACGACCTTCTGGCTTGTCGGATGTCAGTGGTTAGTTAAGTACGTGGATGACTTGAGTGAGTACGGTAAGTGTGACTGCACTACTCAGATTATCTACCTGCGATCAGGTATGAACAAGAACTACACTGAACAGACTTTCTTTCACGAGTTAGTCCACGCGATTATGTTCTCTATGGGGCAGACTGACCATAACGAGATCTTTGTCGATGCCTTTGGTTCTTTGATGCACCAGTATGAGAAGACAAAGGTTTAAGCATGGTGACTCGCACAACAAAGGGTTCTAAGAGAGCTAATGCTTTGAAGGCAGGATGGCGTAGCGGCTTGGAGGAGGATGTCGCTAAGGCTCTCACTGAGGCGGGGGTTCCTTTTACTTACGAAGAGATCAAGATCAGGTACATTAAGCCAGCAAGTGAGCACCAGTACACTCCTGACTTTCAGCTTGATAACGGTATCATCGTGGAGACTAAGGGCCGATTCCTTATAGCTGACCGTAAGAAACACATGCTGATAAAAAGGCAACAACCACACTTGGACATAAGGTTCGTATTCTCTAATAGCAATCAAAAGCTAAACAAGGGTTCACGTACTAGCTATGCTCAGTGGTGTGTTAAGAACGGTTTCATGTACGCAGATAAAACTATCCCGAACTCGTGGATCAATGAAACGCAAGACAGGAGTATTTAAGATGGAAGTTGTATTGGTTAAAGAGCATGAAGATGGTAGCGCAACTTACGAATTCGACATGACTGATGTGGAGCGTAACTCACTTCTTTCACTGGGTATCATCACTGCCTTGAAACAAGGTATTGAAGATGCTAAAAAGTACGTAGACGACACGGAGTACACAGATGAACAATCACCGACCATTGACTGAATATTTCTCGAAGACAGTTCAAGCATCACCACCAAACTTTGTAAAGGAATCAACCATGTTCGACAATGTAAAAGCTTCGATGCAGATAGTCCGTGACAAGTTAACCTTATTATGGACACAGCAGCCACCTGCAACCTTTGTAGATGATACCAACGAAAAAGCTCACAATGACTTCTGGGCTTTTGAGATGTACACAGATGAGTGGGTAGACTTTGCAGGTGAGGGGCAACCTGCTCGACACACCTGGATTCAGGAACCCCATGAAGGTACTTGGATGGGTGTCTTGGATACAATCTTAGATGCTATGAACGCTCACTACGGATACAACATCAAAGAGCAGGTGTACTACTCAGTCAAGTTTCCTATGAACGGTATTTGTCCGTACACAGATGAGCCGTTTCCGGGGCATGGTCGTAGCTTAAATGATGACGTACTCCAGAAACTCTTGTTGGCTTATCCTGAAGTGTACGAGAGTACTGGGTCATCCTTTGATTGGAAGCCGCTGTAATGCGTATCCTAGTCGTGCCAGACACGCAGTGCAAGCCAGATACGCCTACTGAGCACCTTGAATGGGCAGGTAAGGCTATCTGTGACTACCGTCCTGACGTAGTGGTTCACTTGGGAGATCACTGGGACTTCCCTAGTCTCTCAAGCCACGACAAAGCAGGTAGCAAGTACTTCGAAGGTAAGCGCTACCTAGCTGACGTTGCAGCAGGGAACACAGGGATGCTCTCCTTACTGAACCCTCTACACAACCTCCAGAAGGCTCAGAAAGAGGCCAAGCAGAGAGTGTACAAACCTCGTATGGTGTTCTTGAAGGGTAACCATGAAAACAGGCTCACGAGGGCTGTGAACAACAACCCAATGCTTGAGGGACTGTTGACCTATGATGACCTCAACTTGAAAGATTGGGAAGTACATGAGTTCCTCCATCCTGTATTTATCAACGGTGTTGGTTTCTCTCATTACTGGCCTGTGGGTGCTATGGGGCGTCCTGCTGCTTCACCTGCTGCTATTATCAGTAAGCTTCACATGTCTTGTATTGCAGGGCATCAACAAGGTAAGCAGATTGCTTATGGCAAACGCGCCGATGGTCAGCCTATCTGTGCTATCGTTGCTGGCTCTTACTATCTTCACGATGAAGACTACATGGATCAGCTGAGTAACCGTCACTGGAGAGGATTGCTAATCATGAATGAAGTGGAAGACGGACACTTTGATGAGATGTTCTTGTCTATCGAATACTTACAACGAAAGTACTCACACAATGAAACCGACACTAAAGGAAATTGAGGAATATATGGCAGGGTACAACATGGGTTCGCCTATACTTCCTGATACTATTCCCTCAGCTAGCGCCAACGAGAAGCAAGTAAGTGGAAAGCATTACAAGGAGAAAGAGATTCAACCTTGGGACTACATTTACTTAAATAACCTTGGCTATTTTGAAGGAAACTGTGTAAAATACGTGTCCCGCTGGAGAGAGAAGGGCGGTATCGCTGACCTCCAGAAGGCAATCCACTATCTTGAAAAACTAATTGAACTAGAGAACAATAAACAATGACACAAATGACCCCTTACCAAACCTATATTGCTAAGTCACGATACAGCCGCTATCTTGATGATAAAGGCCGCCGTGAACACTGGAGCGAGACAACAGCTCGTTACTTTGACTTCATGGAGAAACAACTCAAAGAGAAGAATAACTACACACTAACACCTGAGCTTCGTGCTCGTCTTGAGGTAGCTGTGGTTAACTTGGATGTGATGCCCTCAATGCGCTCAATTATGACCTCAGGTGAGGCTCTAGAGCGTCAGAACGTAGCTGGTTACAACTGTTCGTACATGCCCATTGATGATGTCAAGTCCTTTGATGAAGCTATGTACATTCTCCTGTGCGGTACAGGCGTAGGTTTCTCTGTGGAGCAGAAGTATGTCAGCAAATTACCTGAGATTCCTGAGAAGCTGTATGAGTCTAATACTGTGGTTCACGTTAAAGACTCCAAAGAAGGATGGGCTAAGGCACTACGACAAGTACTTGCCCTCTTGTGGGCTGGTGAAGTACCTAAGTGGGATGTCGCTTCTGTACGTCCGCAAGGAGCACGCCTTAAAACATTCGGTGGTCGTGCAAGTGGCCCTGAGCCATTGGTCGATCTCTTCAAGTATGTCGTACAGAAGTTCAAGGGAGCGCAAGGTAGGAAGCTATTCTCGATTGAAGCACATGACATTCTCTGTAAGATCGGGGAAGTCGTGGTTGTCGGTGGTGTACGCAGATCTGCAATGATCTCTCTGTCTGACTTGGGTGATGATCGTATGGCTAAGGCCAAAGCAGGTAACTGGTGGGATGGTAACGGTCAACGAGCCTTAGCTAACAACTCAGCAGTGTACGATGTCAAGCCTGATGTAGGCCAGTTTATGCGTGAATGGAGCAACATTTATGAAAGTCACTCAGGTGAGCGTGGCATATTTAACCGATATGCTTCGGAGATTCAAGCGTCTAAGAATGGTCGTCGTGTACTCAATAAAGAGTGGGGTACTAACCCTTGTTCTGAAATCATTCTCAGGCCTTACCAGTTTTGCAACCTCAGCTCAGTTATTGTTCGTGCGGGGGATACATTGGAGTCTCTCAAAGAAAAAGTCGCTATTGCGACAATCTTGGGAACCTTCCAATCGACCCTGACTAACTTCCCTTATCTGCGTAAGGTGTGGCAGACTAACACTGAGGAAGAGCGCTTGTTGGGTGTCTCCATGACAGGTATCTTGGACAATCAGTTGCTCAATGATGCCTACGATAAGGACTTACCTGCACGTTTAGAGGAGCTGAAGAATGTCGCTGTGGATACTAATAAGCATCTTGCTGCTGAACTGGGCATCAATGCTTCTGCTGCGATCACGTGTGTCAAGCCTGAGGGAACTGTTAGTCAGCTCACTGGTACTGCTAGCGGCATTCATCCTCAACATAGTGCTTATTTTATTCGTCGGGTACGCTCTGATGCCAAAGATCCAATCACTGATTTCCTGAAGGAGTCTGGATTCCCTTGGGAGCCTTGTGTCATGAAGCCTGAGTCAACAACTATCTTTAGCTTTCCAATGAAGACACCAGAGGGCGCTAGACTTCGTGAAGACCTATCAGCTATTGAGCACTTGGACTTGTGGTTGGTATTCCAGCGTCACTGGTGTGAGCATAAGCCTTCAGTGACTATCAGCGTGAATGAGAATGAGTGGCCCAAGGTAGGCGCTTGGACATGGGAGAACTTCGATGAAATCACTGGTGTATCTTATCTTCCCATGGACGGTGGAACTTATCGTCAGGCTCCCTATGAGTCTATCGATGAGACAACGTATAATTCTCTTCTTGTGGAGATGCCTACGTCGATCGATTGGGAGCAAATGAGAGAGAAGACTGATAACGTGGAAGGTGTTCAGACCTTAGCCTGTACAGCTGGCGCTTGTGAAATCTAACCAAGGAATAATATGATCATTGATATTGCATGGGCCAACGGCCTAGTTGTAGGAATACAACACACTGACTCAGCTGTAATAGAGAGCGGAGATGATCAGTACCAGTTCTGTCACGCTATCCTTATCTCTCTAGGCTTCTTCGTTATCGCGCTGCTGATGCCTGATGATGACGATGGCGGTGAGCCTAATAAGCCAGCTTAAAGTATAGACGTAAAAAAGCCTCTAATGTACCTTAAACAGTGCATTAGAGGCTTTATTGTATCTTTTATGATACTATAATCGACTATAATCCGATTATGTCTGCTTATATTCAGCTTCAGTGAGGATGCCAGCTTTGTACTTACCTTCAGGTTTAAAGATAGTTAGCTCTTGTTGTCTCATCTCAGGGGCAAAGGAGATGTGCATCCACCTACCGAACTCATGGATGATCTGATCGAACTTGATACCTGCCTTCTTGACTTCCTGACACAGCTGGTACGGGGTCATCTTAGAGCTAGAGACATCAATAGCCCACCCGTCCATGTGAGAGCTTACCTTAGAGCCTCCAACAGCTACGTTAACAGCTGGCAGACGTAACCATGAGTTGATGTTCAGAGGGCCTGTAACCGCTCGTAGCTGCTCTAGCTTCTGAGCTGCCATCTTCATATTCTCAAGCTGGAGAGTAGAGGGTTGATTGTCGATACCCTGACGGATGGCTGTATCGCTATGGGTTGCCTCTTCGAGGGTAAAGTGTTCGCTTAAGTTCATTTCTTAACCTTATCTGCAATCTTTTCCATAGTCCGACCACCGAAGTAGAAGGACATGACCAACATACCCCACTGACCTAGAAGCTCCACGTAAGTGCCTCGTGTCTCATGACCGAAGATGGAGGCAATAGCGAAGCCACTATAGGCAAG